GTCGGGATGACGGAGGAGTTTCTCCTTGTCACGTGGGTCGTCGACCCTAGTAACAAAGACACCATGGCTAACTCAGGACTCCACCTTTCCAAAGGAATGGATACCTCAGGTTTCATCGAGAGTATTTTCACCCATCTTATCCCATCGATTTCTCGATAGGAGAATGGAAGACCATGGAGAACGACGTCCCCGAGCCTGTTCGGGCCGGGAAACTGTAACCGCCGAGGTACAAGCATCCGTAGTGGCTTCAGCAACCAGAGAGGGAAACCCCACTTATACAACGCATTATGATGCGAATATACAGAGGAGGGGTCCTCAACTGGTTTAGTGAACCGGACCGGGGTTGTCTCGACCATGCCATGGAGATTTCCCCCACAGCTTTCATAGAAGGGGCCATCCTTATACGACTTACGGATGTTGGGTGTGAACCCACAAGCCTTCAAAAGGTTACATGCCGAGTCAAAGTGTATCTTGGGGAGTATAATGTCATCCCCAAAGACCCATAGATCATGCCCGGGTTTTAATCCGAACGCAACCGATAGGAGCACAGCGAAAGTAAGGCTTTCCATCTCGAAAGTAAAACCGTTCCCCATTGAGGAGAACTTCTCAAGATAGTGCCAAACCCCGCCGTCTTTCGAAGGAACGAAAGTTAGCTTTGAGCGGCAGTCGTTAAGCAAATCGAACCAATCAGGCGGAAAAACTGCCTTGATTAATTCGAAAGCGATTGTATCACTAGCATTACTAAGATCAATCGTACTAAACGACTCATTACACCGCCAAAGAAGTGCACGGTGTTGCTGTTGAGCGTCTGTACCACTCACACGATAGCCGGGTACAATCTCCCGTGAATCCGGTTTGTAAGCCGGAAAGCCAATCATGCGGAGTCGGGTCTTAAGGTAACGACCAATGCCCAATTGTAACCACAAGTTACCAAGTGGTTCAATCGATATGGCACGGTCAGTCTTGCCATCCTTGGGGACCGTTGTGAAGCGGTTACCCCTGACAAGTCCCGGTGACCCTAATTGATCTCTCCAACGCTCGTCCCCCCAAAGGGTCTGCGAGTAATGCCACTCGAACAAAGCGGCACAGCTGGAGGTAGTCATCGGCCGAAGCCAAATTTTATCTACTACCGTAGGGTCTCGACCCTCATATTCGAAACAAGTGCCGGGGCCAAAGCCCCCCTCAAGCCTGTCCGGTAAAGGACCGAGCCATCGCTTCATCCTTTTCTGACATTCTCCGAGAAAATCGGCGAACGCTTGATCCCGCGCGTCTTTGACGTACGGACCACAGATTCGAGCAATGAACTCGTTGGTGAGGTAGCACTGTTTCTCGCATTCACCCCATGTCTTTAAAGCGACATCTCGCCGAGCAAACGTTGTAGGCAATGGCGCCTTCCTAAGGAGGTCCACCGCTTGAACGTCTTTTCGGAATCGAAGGGAGGAAAATAATCCCTCGGGGTAGTTGCGTGGATCAACCCAGCACAAGGCTAAGGAGTCCCAACACCTATATTCCACTCTAATCCACACGGCTAAGGAGATAGGCGTGTCGAGGTATTCGAGAAGTCAGAACAGAGAGACCTTATTAGCAGATAACCTGTGACG